AGCCCTTGAAACTGCTATTTGGCAGGGAGATACTGCAAGTGGAAACGCTCAACTTAACAAGTTCATGGGCTTTGGTACTATCATCAATGCTCTAGGTTTTGGTGGTGCAGGTGATCCTATCAATGGAAACTCTGCCAATGTTACTACATTGACTACTTCTACTGTGATCGCTGCTGTTGATGCGGTATTCGCTGCCCTTCCTGCTGAACTTTTGGACAAGGATGATGTAGTAATCTTCTGCGGTAATGATACTTTCAGAGAGTATGTACTTGCTTTGAGAAATGCTAACCTATTCCACTACCCTGTAGATGCAGCGAACATGGAATTGATCATCCCAGGTACTAATGTGAAGTTGATTGGTGTGAACGGATTGAACGGAACAGATTACCTAGTAGGTTTGAGCATGAGCAACATGTACCTTGGTACTGACCTTTTGAACGAGCAAGATCGCTTCGAACTGTTCTATGCCAAGGAGGCAGACGAAATGAGATTCGTAGTAGAATTCAAACTAGGTGTACAACTTGCCTTCCCTGACCAAGTAGTGTTCTGGAAGAAGTATGTAGCACCTTAAATAAAATCGGGGAAGATGGTGGCATCTTCCCCTTCACTTTATAAAATTATAAAAATATGCCTTGTGCCTTAACTCAAAGTTATACGCTTGATTGCAAAGATAGCGTAGGCGGTTTAGTAGCCGTGTACTTTGCACCTTATGAAGATTTGGCAACAGTAACCATAGCAGCAGGAGTAGTGACTACTTTGACTATGGATGCTACCAAGAGATTCTACAAATATGATTTGGTAAAAGAATCTTCAAACTTCGCTGAGGCTGTGAATACGAATGTGCAGAATGGTACTATTTTCTATGCTCAGACTCTTGAAATTGTTCTTAACAAATTGCAAGTAAATACCCGAAATGAGATTGTTCTTTTGGGTAAAAACAGACTTGCAGTAATTGCTACAGATAATAACGGGGAAAATTGGTTCTTGGGTGTAGGTAATGGTTTGGATCTTACAGGTGGAGGAAGTGCTTCAGGTACTGCCTTCGGTGATAGATCAGGATACACTTTAACCTTCACAGGTAATGAGAAAGAACTCTGTCCAAAAGTGACAGCAGTCATTCCAATTACCTAAATATTTGGTTTGTTGTTTAGATGTGAAAGCACCCTCAATTTTGGGGGTGTTTTTTTTGTGTACATTCTAAAGGCTTTTTGTATTTAAAGGTATGGTGATAATTCAGAAGGGGGTGAATAGTACGATCTACATAGCCCTATTTGACAAAAGAGAAACTAGCAGCAATTCCTACACCTTTCTATTTCAGAATGAAGTGACAAAGGAGGAAGTGACCTTGACCCTTACAGATGTGAGTGATTTCAAGCAGAGATCTTCAGAGTTCAATATCTTGGCAGCATCCTTCACTAATGGGACTGTGGGATTTTGGCGGTACTATGTAACCCAAACGGGTAGCGGTGCTGAGATTATTGCTACAGGAAAAATGGAATTGACTGCACCTGATCTATCTACTACAGGAGTGGTAAGATATAATGGGTATAATGGTAACTATAAGACCTACACAACAGCATGATAAAGTTATTTAAGTTTGATCAAGTGCCTCTACCCGTTTACAAAGAAGTAAAAGGGAAGGACTATATCTACTACGGGGAAAAGAATGACTACCCGAACTACCTACTTAGGATCTATAACAATAGCGCAAAGAATAACGCTATCATCACAGGGAAGGTAGACTACATCTGTGGCAACGGGTGGACTGTCAAGGCTGAAGATGAAATGCAGAAGGCGAAGGCATTCGGTTTGATTGATCGGATCAACACCAAGCAGGAAAGCCTGAACGAATTGACTAAGAAGCTAGTGACTGATCTATCCATCTTTGGAGGCTACTATCTTCAGGTGATATGGACTAAGGGCACGGGTGAGATCGCAGAACTCTATCATGTAGACTACTACAAGGTGAGAACTAACGCAGACAATAGTGAATTCTATGTGTCCGACAATTGGATCAAAAACGATAATGTCAACCCTAGACCTGATTTTGATACCTATCCTGCATTTGATCCTAACAACACCACAGGAACTCAGATCCTATACTTTAAGGAATACAGAGCGGGAGCGAATACCTATTCTTTGCCTGATTACAGAGGGGCTATATCCTACATTGAACTAGATATCTCTATTGGTGAGTACCACCTAAACACCATAAACAACGGGATGTTCTCTAGCAAGTTGATCAACTTGAATGGAGGGAAGGTATCCCAGGAAGAAGAAGATAGAATTGAAAGACAATTCAAAGAAAAATTTGCAGGATCTAAGAATGCAGGAAAATTCATGTTGGCATTCAATGATAGCAAGGAGAATGAACCTTCCATCATTGACCTATCAGGTACTGAATTAGACAAGCACTTTGACCTATTGAATAAGACAGTTCAGCAGGAGATCTTCACAGGTCACAAGGTGACTAGCCCTATGCTTTTCGGTGTTAAGACTGAAGGGCAGCTAGGGGGCAGAGCAGAAATGAGAGAGGCTTCTGAGTTATTTCAGAACACCTATGTAAACTCAAAGCAGCAAGCCCTAGAGGAAGTAGTCAACTACCTTTTGAAGTTCAATGATATCATTGCTGAACTTGAGATCAAGAAGACTGAACCTATATCCTTCCAATTCACAGAGCAGATCATCAGCACTAACATGACTCAGGATGAAATCCGTGAGAAGTTAGGACTTGCACCAATTGAGAAGAAGGAAAGCCAAGGGGCACAGGACATCATCAACTCATTGAACAGCCTATCCCCATTGATTGCTACCAAGGTAGTTGAGTCTATGGATGTGAATGAATTGAGGGGATTGATTGGGCTACCTGTACGGACTGAAATCGTAACACCTACAGAAGTCATCACAGATCCTACCCAAGGATTCTCTGATCACCTACACCTTGAATGCAGCATCTCAGAACATGATGCAAATATCCTATCAAAGTTTGAAGGTAAAGGGATATCAAAGCAAGGATTCAAAGTGATTGAAAGTTCAAAGATGCACTTCTCTAGCATGGATGATTTCATCAAGCAGGATCTATTTGCTGAGTATATGCTCAATGAAGTACAGAAGAAGATCATCACTCAGATCCAAAGAAATGAGGCGGTGACCATCCCACAAATAGCCAAGGCAGTAGGGATAGATGAAGCATCTGTGATCTCAAGAATCAATACTTTGATAGATGATCAGGTGCTAGTAGAAAAGATCAACAGAGATGGCTTGATCACTAGATCCGTGACTAGATCAGGGGTAGCAGCTATCAAAAGACTTCAACCTGTGACTTCCTTCAAGGTGCTATACAGCTATGAAAAAAGACCTAATATACCTGATGCTAAAAGCGGATCTAGACCTTTGTGTTCAGAATTAATAAAAAGAGATTTATTCTTCACACGGGAAGAAATTCAAAACCTATCCAATCAGCTAGGCTATAGTGTTTTTCAATTGTGTGGTGGATGGTATACCAACCCGAACACAGGCAAAAGAACTCCTTTCTGCCGACATGAGTGGAAGCGTAATGTAGTAGTAGAAAAAACATCAAGATGAGCGCAAATGTATTAATGATCAGTGAGCAGTCCTTCAAGGATTTCACTGTAGCTTCTGCAAATATTGACCTGAAGAATGTCACTCAGGTGATCAAGATGACTCAAGATAGGTATATACATCCTATCTGTGGTACTGCACTATATGACAAGATTCTTACTTTGATCTCAAACGGGACTATAGGATCAGGAGGAAATGCAGTCTATAAGACCTTCCTAGATAGCTACCTAACAGATACCCTATTCAACTATGTCCTAGGTGAATTGCCTATGGCTATGCAGTACAAATTCGTGAATAAGGGAGTAGTAAAAAGAAAGTCTGAGAACATCACAGAACCTACCTTCGCAGAACTTCAAAGTATTTCACAATACTACAAAGGATATGCTGAGTGGTATGCTGAACGGGCTATCAATTACCTGTGTGCGAACTCTACCCTATACCCTGAATACTTGAACCCAGGATCGGATGTGACTACTATTCAACCTGTATCTAATCAATACAAGGTAGCTATCAATCTAGGCAGGGGAGACTATGAAGATCACCGACCATACAGCGAAAGATACCAAGGCAATAGATACAAAAAACCATTCTAAAAAATGGCTTACAGCAAAAACGAAAAGAAGCTAAAAGAATTTCTAAGCAAGCAAGATGACATTAGTAGACCTAGTCAAAAAGTTAAAGGCAATCCAAGAAGCACACCCAATGATCCGAACCTTCGGAGAGGGTGATATCTACGATTATGTAGATAATGGTGGAGAGATTGAATACCCTGTCCTTTGGACTGTGGTGAGACCTTCTGTATATAACGGCACTACCCTCCGCTATGATCTAGTCCTTCTATTTGCGGATCTATTGACTGAAGACAAATCCAACAGACTACAGATCCAATCTGATCAGCTACTTGTGGCTTTGGATGTACTAGCAAAATTGAAACTAGATAATTCTTACACCTTTAATACTGCGCCTAATGCT